GTTTCATTTCCTATATTTGTTGAATTTTCATTAGCACCAACACCAGCATTATAGCCTAAATTTACATTTCCAATTGAGTGATTTGTTGTTAAATTTATGTTACCATCATTTATAGATATTGAACCTGATTTTGTAGAATCGACACTATTGACTAATTCAATAGTTTGATGTTGAACGTATAATTTTCTAAAAGGAGCTAAAGGAGCCCCTAAATCTACATTAGGATTAGCGGGGTATATTGTTGCTGTTAATGGATTTGTTATACCACCACCACCACCTCCTCCATTTTGCCATGAGACGCTACCATTTCCGTTAGATGATAACACTTGATTTACACTACCAACAGTCGGTGGTGTCATGTTAAGTAAAGCTCCATCATTTGCTTTTATTGTTACATTATTAGATATAAACTCAGAACAATTTATTTTCATCCAAGGCTTATATGTCAAATCGGTGAATTTATTAAGACTCATTTTATATTGTATATATATAAATACATTTATTTTTTTATTTTTTATATTATTTTAAAGATTTTTGATAAGTGATACTTCAAAAACAACGGTAAATGATGTAGGTGTATTTTGTATGAGATTTGGTGTAAAATTCAATGAAACTTGACCCCCACCACCTAGTAAATCAACACTTGATATTAATCCGTTACAATTAGTTGGATTAATTATGTTTTTTTGACACAAATACCCACTGAAAACAGGCGTTACATTAGTTTGGAAGTTTGCCTGAAATTCCGGTGGCATGAAGAAAATAACTGAGAATGCCGTTTGTGGCTGTAAAGCAAAGTAGTCATAACTGAATCGCCCTCTCATTGTTACTGAGTTGTCATCAGATGTATAGTATAAATTTGTAAAATCAACTAAAGTGTTTCCAAAACTTACTATATAAATTGGCACCATTTGTTTCACTGGCACCGTCGCTGTAATTAATGAACCATTAACTTTTAATGCGTTACAGTTGATATTCATCCATGGATGGGCTTCGTTGATATTAATAAATTTATTAAGACTCATTTTATATTAGTATATTATATACAATATTTTTTAATAAAATTATATTATATTAAAGATTTTTCACAAGGGATACTTTAAAAACAACTGTAAATGATTGAACAACACCTATAGTAATATTTTGGACAAAACTCAATAATACGCTACCCGTGCCTGACAATAGGCATTGATTAGCCATACCATTACAGGCGCTATCATAATCTGGAAATTTCTGAACTAAATATCCACTAAAAACAGGTGTTACATTTGTTTGAAAATTTGCATGAAATTCAGGTGGGATTGTAAAAACAATTGATATACCTTTTTGAGGAACGGCAGCATTATATGTATAATTCAGTCTTCCACCCATGGTAACGGAATTTTCATCGGACGTATAATAAATGTTAGTTGATTCTGTAATGGTATTTCCTGAACTAATTGTATATGGACTTGTTTCTTGTTTCACTGGTAATACAGGGATAATTAATGAACCATTCACTTTTATTGCGTTACAGTTGATGTTCATCCATGGATGGGCTTCATTAATATTTAGAAAATAATTGAGACTCATTTTTATATTAGTATATTATATACAATATTTTTTAATAAAATTATATTAATAGTGTCATTGCCGAAACCCAGAAATCACCATCATAATGCTCATTTTGTGTAAATAATTCAATAAAACGCTTTATTGGAACATCGCGGAATCTAATTCTTGCGCTACACCATCTACCGCACGTCGATACATCCTGCTTGAATTTCTGTAATTTTGCCGTATTAGATGTAACTGAATAATTACTATTTTCTATAAGATGACTTAAATGGGGTGTTATAATACCATTATGCCTACGTAGATTATATTTAGCATATTTTAGTTGTTCGTCAATCTGAAGCCCATAACTCCCAAAAAATTCTAAATTAGTTTCACTGTGTTTAATTAAGGCACACCAATGACCATATCCTTCTTCTAATTGATATAGTATAACTGCCGCACCATATGGCTGTAATATTTGATCTATATTTGTTATATTTTCTAATTCTTCGTATCTTAGTATATTACATTTATTATCTGTAATTCGCAATATATCAGAATCGCTTAAATTAATTGCCTCTGCTTTATAAATTTGCTTATCTATTCCACTCATTGTATAATATATGACAAAAAAAAATTATGTATATTATTTATTTAAAGTGTCAATTGTTCCAAATATTTAGTTAGTTTTTCTTTTTGTTTTTCTTTTTTAATTTTTACTTCCTCCAGTAGGTCAGCCTCAGTTTTTCTTATATTTTCTTTACAATAATTTATTTTTCTCTGGGTATTAAGTTTTGCCTTATTATCTAAATAATATTGCTTAGCCCGTTCTTTGTTTGCCTTCTTTTTTTCATCTGACAAACCATCATAATATTTTTTTAGATATATAGAATGCTTTTCGCTTATTTTAATCAAATGCTTGTTTTCTTCATTAACCCGCATTGTATAATATATATTATGAACTATATCTTTAGTATATATATGATAAGATAAAAAAAAATATTAATATATAATTAATTAATTATATATTGAAGATAAAATAATTTCTTATATATATAAATAATAAAAATGTTTAAGTTCGTAAAAATTATTAAGACATCAAAAAAAAATATCATCACTGATAATATTTCTAAAATATTTAGTAGTGTAAAAAAATTAGGAACTGGCTATGAAGTCATAACTGATTCTTGTATTCCATATTATGATTTTGAGAGAGAATATAATACCGAAGCCGAAAGATTGGCAAATTATAAAACTGATTTAGATTTTGCTATTAATGCATTATCTATTTACTCATCTTATAAAATACTTGAATTTACAGCATGTGGTTATGACAATATAAAAAATAAATATAAAAATTCTTTTCATTTCAGAATTCGCGGATTTGGTTATTATTCCAACAATTCCCAAATACAAAAAATTGACGGCTTTGATTCAGAAGTATATCACTTAGGATCGCAATTATTTAGATTGCCCTATGCGAGCAAAGAAGGACAGAATCGCCCATTGAAACGGTTTAACTCAAAAACAGGCACTATTATAGAATTAGCCGATATAACAGAAAAATATGAAGATTATTTAGTTCAGAATGTAGAAGGTGAAAAATTAATTGAGGGTATAGTTGTTAAAACTTATGAAAAAGGCAATGAAGCCCAAACATGTATCGCGAGCGATTTAGAAATAGATGATTATATTAAGAAAGTCACCGCTGAATTTCCCGAGATGAATAATTTTAGATATAAATCACACAAAACTACAGATAACAGCACCATTATTAATTTTCTTAGAGTTAGGTCATCGTATTGTAAAATATGTGATAGAACTCATGATACAGATAATACATTTTACTTAACGGTTTATCCTAAATCAAATAAAATATTCTATGGATGTAATAGAACAAAAAGCAAACCACAGTATATTTGTAAGATTGATGACACTAAAATCGAAGTTAATACTTATAAAAAATCCCCAAATTTACCCAACACAATTTTCGTTAATGAGCAATATTGTTCTAATATTACACAATTCACCGATGCTATTAAAAATGGAGTTTCATTACTTGTATTAAAAAGCAACATGGGAACTGGAAAGACTTACTGCGCCGCTGAGTCTATTAATAAAATAGATTGGATTAAATCCGTAGGACTCGTATCATTTCGAGTTTCCTTAGCCGAAAAATATGTAGATGATTTTAAAGGATTTGCCTGTTATAATACAAAAAAAGAAAGAGTAATTGAGGATGATAAATGGATTTGTCAGGCTGATTCATTACACCGAATTAAATCAACTAACCCACTAGATAAATTAATTTTAGATGAGGTCGATCAGTTACGAAAGCATATGACATCTACAACATTTCTAAATAATAGTAATTTTTATGCGAATCGTGCTTCATTGAAACATATAATTAAAACAGCCAAACAAGTTATTATTATGTCAGCAAATATTACGCAAGATGATATAGATTGGATTCATTCCATGAGAATTAAACAAGAATCAGTTGTGATAACTAATACATATAAGCCCGAATCTCGTATAATTAATATATCAGCAAAAGAAAAAGTTATAGAATCCGCAAAAGAAGATTATAAAAATAATAGAAGATTCGTAATAGCCCATAACGGAAGCCCCGCTAGTCAAGAAACATTAAAAAGATTTATTTCTAAAAAAGATGATATATTATTAATTAACAGCGAACATATGTCAGATGATAATGTTAAGGAAGTTCTAAAAAATCCAAACATTAACTGGTGTAAATATATGGGTATTATATATTCGCCATCAGTCCAAAGTGGTTTATCAATTGATATTAAAGATACTATACACTCAATCTATGGTATCTTTGGGAATTCATCTAATTCATCAAATGATATTAGTCAGATGTTAAATCGGGTTAGGCATCCAATTTCTAATGAAATTATGGTATCTATTGACATGTATAATTTTAATAATGTTAAGCCAACTAATAAAGATGATATGATTAGATATTTAAAAACATCTAGATCTCATATTTTTAACAATACAAAAGATGGTTCTATGAATGCTATATTAAATAGAATCCCATTTGAGTATAGTAACTATGGAGAATTAGAGTTTTTAGAAAGTGATATTCTAAACGAATACTGTAAAAATTTAACAGAACATAACTTAGATTCTATTTTGTATAAGAAAAATTTCATTAATTTACAAATAGAATATGGCAATACTATCGTATTTGACGAAACTAAAGGCTTAAAAAAAACAAAAACTGATATGAAAGAAATTAATGTAGAAGTAAATTTAGAAATTGCCACAGAAATAAGTGAAGCACCAGAAATCACCCCAACTGAGGCAATAGAACTTAAAAAGAAGATTAAAAATACACCAGATTTAATAAAAAAAGAAGATATAACAAAAATAAAGAAATATAACATAAATAATCTCTATCATATAAAGGGCAACTCCCCCGAATGGTATCTAAAATATGGAGCATCAGCAACTAAAAATCATTACAAGAATTTATCATATTTTTATAAAAAGAACCAATCACTTCAATTATCACTAGAAGACTTAAAAAAGAGCGAATGTATTAATGATATATAGAGTAGAATAGACGAGAATGATGAAGCAAAATCAACTGAAATATGTATTGTTAGTAGTATCTTAACTAAGCCCAAATATCAAAAATATAGAGTATTGATCGACTGGTTAGATACACTTGGATTTGATAAATTAGATAGTAATATTGAGATAAACCAAGAAGACTTAAAGGCAAATTTAGCAATAATTCTCAATAATTTTACAGATAAAGACTTTGATTGTTTAGAAAAAAATAAAAGAAATTTAGAATCAATAAAAAAACTAAAACCATCGGATCCTCGATTTATTGGTAATTTGTTGAAATTCATAAATGGAGCACTACTAACCGAATTTAATATAAAAGTAAATAAAAAATCAAAACATAGTAATATGTATGTGCTATTCAATGACTATATATCAGATACGACATTTTTGAATCCATATAATTCTGACATTATTGAGTCACATGTTCCAATATTAGGTAGCATAAAAGATAAAAATATAATAAATACCAACACAACCGATGAACCATATGATTCAGATGATGAAGATTAATATTTTTGATAGTTGATAATTTATTTTTTTTCCGGCCCATCGACACATCAATCTATTAAGAAGAATTTTTTTTGATATGTCGATGGGCCGGATTTTTTTTGAGATGTTGGTAAGCTAAAAATTGTGTTTTTTTGTTGAAAAAAATATAAATAATATATATACTCATCCCCCCCGAGGGAATGGATAAATAGATACTAACTTTACCAAAAAAATTGCATTTTTCCTATACTTTCATACTTTCTTGCTTTTTCACCTTTACTCCAACATTTTCTAGACTTTATAATTTTCTAGGTTCAAAAAAAAAATCCGGCCCATCGACATCTCAAAAAAAATTCTTCTTAATAGATTGATGTGTCGATGGGCCGGAAAAAAAATATTCAAAAAAAAATCCGGCCCATCGACATTTCCAAAAAAATCTTCCTTAATAGATTGATGTGTCGATGGGCCGAAAAAATATTCAAAAAAAATCCGGCTTACCGACATATCCAAAAAAATATTCCTTAATAGATTGATGTGTCGGTAAGCCGAAAAAAAATCATTCGATTTGATCGGATATAATATATCCGATTTCGATTTCAAACGACTGCTTGTGTTGTTAGATTACTAAAATTCTATGCCCCTCGTGAGGGGCATAGAAAATAGACTTGATAAATCTTGTGTCCATCGTGAGGGGCACAAGATCTACAATTTTTTTAGGTTCAAAAAAAAAGTTAGCCCATAGACATCTCCAAAAAAAATCATTCGATTTGATCGGATATAATATATCCGATTTCGATTTCAAACGACTGCTTGTGTTGTTAGATTACTAAAATTCTATGCCCCT